CCGAATTCTTCGGGCCGAGCAGCTGAGCCTACAATTAGGCCGTACCTAGTCACCCTGGAACGGAACACATTAAGTTGTGTTGTCCCAGTAGTGCATGGCTTGGCAAGCTATGTTACTACCGTCATCTATTGGCTAGAATACGTAATTCTCAAACCTGCCTTCATAAAATATTTATTCATTTCATGAAAAGACAAGCTGAGAAGCACAAGAACTATTAAAGTGAAAACTTGAGCCTCTGTTCAAGAGGTTAAAAGATTCATTATAGTAGTTGTGTGATTACTTGGACTTTCAGACTTTAAAGATTCATTTCATTTGATTAGCAAAAGAATTATATATCTCTACACTAAATCAGGTCCCAATTTCACTTTTGGGTACTTGAAAGAATGTACGAGACTAACAATTCTTTATCTATCAGGTTCTCCTGCTACTTGTAGCATGAAACCTATAGTTCATCAAAATAGAAATGGTTTACCGTCAATAATTCCTCTAGAATTAATTAAACTCTTGGAAACAAGAAGTTTAGTTGAAAATAGATTAATTATTGTTGGGCTCTTAACAGTACTTTCTGTCTTTAGAATCCTCCCAACTAAACCTAAAATCAAGTTGAATAGTATAACAGATCCACATAGTGGTTCTATTGATACTTTATCAACTAATATGATTAAGGCATGTTTGGATGATTTGAAGATCAGATCACTACATGTTAAGCCAGGTAGATTCATAATAAGTGAGAAAGCCGGACCAAATTCAAGAAAAGCTACTTGAGGTTCTGGTTTAGATGCATTAGCATTTATCCATAACCCTAGTAACCTTATTAGCCTAAGTAGGTATTTAATAGGAATTTCTTCTTATTCTATACTTATATGGCTATGATTCTTAATTTTGGTTGCTGGTCTTCCTTATTTATTATGAGTTCTTATCACTGGAAATAGAGCAGCACTTGGAAGACTTAGTATTGTATATGATGTGGCTGGAAAAGCCAGAATTGTTGGTATTACCAACTTCTGGATCCAATCCGCATTCATATCACTACACGAGTCTATCTTCAGTAGTTTAAGAAAGTTAGAAACTGATGGAACTTTCGATCAAGAAAGACCTCTTAAGAGACTTATACAGTCTCCTAATGTCACTGATCAAAAGTACTATAGCTTCGATCTTTCTGCCGCTACTGATAGATTGCCCATAAG